GTTGATAAAACACAGCTTAAAGGCGGAGATCCGTATCTATATGGCAAAAAGAAAAATCTGTTTAACTCATATTATGGAATGACCGTACAGAATCCTTGTAAACCGAATTATGAGTTTAAAGACGGAATGATGCAGCTGAAAGATGAAAGCCTTGAAGATCTCATGGCACAATACCAGAAATCCGGATGGCTGCCGTATCAATGGGGCGTCTGGGTGACAGCATACGCCAGGCGTAAACTCCATGCTGGCCTTGCGATCATTGAGCCGGATGATTTCATTTATTCAGATACAGACTCCATTAAATGCATGGGAGATTATACAGATCAGTTTAATGATCTGAATAAGAAATATCTTGATGAGAATCTGAGCGCTTTGGATCCAGCCGGCAAGCGTCACTATATTGGAATCTTTGAATATGAAGAGAGTTATATGCGATTTAAAACGATGGGCGCTAAAAAATATGCTTATGAGGATATGGACGGAAAACTGCATATCACGGTCTCCGGAGTCAACAAAAAGCGCGGAGCTGAGGAATTAAAGACTTTGGACAGATTCAAAGAGGGCTTTGTATTCAGATCCGGAGGAGGACTTGCAGCTCTTTACAATGACAAGCCGGAGATCACCAGCGTCCGGATCCAGGGGCATATACTGCCGATCACTTCCAATGTTGCACTGTTTGATTCGACCTATACGCTCGGACTCAGTGCAGATTATGGCAAGCTGATCTATTGGTTGATGAATAATGATATAAGATCAGCTTTGCATTATGAAAGATAAATGATAAACTGAAATTGCCGGACGTCCGATGCGTCCAGTAGGACATCCGGCTATTGAAGAGGACATAAAGAAAGAAGAGGACAAAAACATGTCATTTGCAAACAGACACAACACTACAGCATCAAAATTCACTTTCAATCAGGAGAAGGATGTACCGTATTTCAAACTGAAGGATCTCTATAAGAACGGTTATAAATCCGCTGAGAAAGTCGCAACCGTAAGAGGTGCGTACATCAACAGAGGCGGTAAATACGGAGACTCCGCAGCTCTTGTATGCGATGGTTTCAATGTAAACCTTCCCTCACATATGCTCAAGGAGATCGAGGAGATCCTCGGCAATGATGAGGACATCCAGGACATCAATGCCGGAGCTGTCGGATTCTATGTATATGAATATACCAACAGAAACGGCGGATTATCCTATGGCCTGAGATGGGCTGATCTTGAAGTGCTGCCATTCTAAATATCCACATAAAACGCTCCGGATGTATGGACGGCATCCGGGGCGTTTTCTATAGGAGTACGATATGAAATTAAAGATATATGAAAAAAGCGGATATCTGAACATGCCGGAGATCATCAGATCCGGATATCCTTTTATATTTGTGCCTGCTGCTAGAGGAACAGGCAAAACATACGGCACACTCAAATATCATTATGAGCAGCACCACAAGATCCTGCTGATCCGGCGGACCAAGCAGGAGGCTGAGATCATGGCCAGAACGGCAAGCACTGCATATAAAAAAGTATTTGATGATCTTGGAGTGGAGTATTACTGCACTCCATGCGGATCTTCCGGCTATGGATGTGTTTATGCTGCCGATCAGAGCGGATCTTTTGAGTGCATTGCTTATGTTGCAAGTTTAAAGACATTCGCAAATATCCGCGGTCTGGACTTCTCAGATATTGATTATATTGTTTATGATGAGTTCATCGCGGAGCCTCATGTGCCGAAAATCAAAAATGAAGGCATGGCCTTAGCTAATTTATATGAGTCAGTGAACAGAAACCGAGAGCTGAGCGGGCAGGATCCTGTACAGCTTCTCTGCCTGGCTAACAGCGTAAACATGGCAAATGATACCTTTATGTATTTCAATCTGATTGAACAGGCCGAGGATATGCTGCAGCATGAGGATGAGATCCGCGAGCTTGGCAATAAGCTGCTGATCATCCCTCAGCACTCTCCGATCTCTGAAAAGAAGGGCCAGACAGCCTTATACAAGGCAGTCAGTGCTGAATATGCCGAGATGGCGATCAAAAATAAATTTATCCTGAATGATTTCACATATGTGCAGCGCAGGAACCTGCGGGAGTATAACTGCCTTTTCAAAGTCGGTGATCTCTATGTTTATCAGCATAAATCAAAGCATGAGTTTTATGTCACATTCTCAAAATCTCAGACAAAGGCAGTTTATGAAAACGGATATGCTGATCTTGCCCGCTTCAGGCGGGATAAGTGGCGCTTTGCAGGCTTTTATCTTGACGGCATGATCCGTTTTGAAAACTATAGAGCAGTAGCGTTATGGGAAAAATACTTTGCGATTTAATTGTATAAAATATATACTACAAATAGATAGGATGCAGGCGCTCACAGGCAGCCGCCGGAAGCGGAGAGCGTGATCATTGCCGGATCCTTGCTGCATCTTATTTATTAAGGAGGCCTCGATATGGACACAAATGCAATTATCCAGGCTGTCAGCACTCTCGGATTCCCGATAGTTATGTGCGCTGCACTTCTCTACTATCTGAATCTGGAGCGTGAAAGCCATAAGGAAGAAATGAACAGTATGAAAGATGCGCTGGACCGCAATACGGTCATCATGACAGAGCTGAAAGAGATGTTAAAAGTGATAACCGGAATGAACCGGAGCGGAGGATCTGATGATTAAACCAGGCAGACTGCAGACATACACAGATACAGAGCTCGCGCTCATGATTCTGCTGGGCTGCTATGGAAACGGCGCAGCACGCAAAAATTCACTTGGATCCAGATATGCTGCAGCGCAGGCTCTGGTTGAGAAGATCCTGAAAACCGGAGCTGTACCGGATGGATCCGGAGCCGATTATGACAGCATTCAGAAGGCCGTCTATGACGTATTCTATGATTCAATCAATGACATAACAAATGAAGTAATGGAGAAACTGAAATGAAACTGGACGAGATTATGAAACTTATTGATGCCGGCTATACAAAAGCCGACATTGACGCTCTTACATCTGCAGCACAGTCTGCAGATCAGCCTGCAGAACAGGCACAGCAGGATCAGCAGGCATCTTCTGATCAGCCTGCAGAGCAGGCACAGCAGCCGGCACAGCAGCCTGCAGAGCAGGCACAGCAGCCTGCAGCTGATCCGATTCTTGAAGCTCTGAATAAGCTGACAGATACAATCATTCAATCAAATATCAATAGAACAGTGCAGCAGCCGGCTGAGCGGACGCCTGAGCAGGCTCTGGCGGAGATCATTGCTCCGCCTAAACCTAAAATGAAAGAGAGGTAATAATCATGGCAGTAAATCAGATGCAGATCACTGATATTTATCAGATCCTTAATAATCTGCATACGCAGGCAACCGGAAGATCCGCCATTGCTCCGGTCAACACTTCTGAATTTGTATCAATGGCTACAACTACTCTCGCAGTCGGAACAGATAAAGTTTATAACGCGCTGATGGAGACTCTCGGCCGAACAGTGTTTGCGGTACGTCCGTATGATCGAAAGTTTGACATCACAATGACTGATGACGAGTTCGGCGCGATCAAGCGCAAGATCAGCTATGCGGACAAACCGATACAGGCAGCCTCGCAGGCGTGGGTGTTTACAGACGGTCAGAGCGTGGACCAGTATGTCATCAATAAAGCTGATCCCGTAGAAATGAGATTTTACGGATCAGCAATTTATCAGGACTCAATTACTATTTACCAGGAGCAGCTCAAAACTGCATTTGAAGGTCCGCAGCAGCTCGGTGAATTTATGACCGCGCAGATGACCAACATGTCGAACAAATGGGAGCAGTGGCTCGAGGAACAGAACAGAGCGACCGTATGTAATTTCATTGCTGCGAAGGTCGCAGCCAATAATGGAGTGATCCATCTGCTGACAGAGTACAACACTTTGACAGGCCTGTCTCTGACAGCTCAGTCTGTTTACCAGCCGGAGAACCTTGCGGATTTCTTCAGATGGGTAAGAGCTCGGATCAATACACTGTCCCGCCGGATGACTGAGAGATCAGGACTCTATCAGGTGACTGTCAATAATAAGACAGTAAACAGACATACTCCTGTTGAAGATCAGCGAATTTACCTGCAGGCTGATGCTCTGGACATCATCGACGCTATGGTCAACACTGTTACATTCCACAATGAACCGCTGGCCTATGCCGATGTTCGCGGAGTATCCTACTGGCAGAATATCAATACACCGTCTCAGATCCAGGCGACACCGGCCAGCATCAACGCAGCCGGTGAGGTTACAGTCGGAGAGACTGCTACCACGGTTAATAATGTATTCGGCGTTATGTTTGACCGCGACGCAATCGGATCCAACAGATATTTCTACAGGCTCGCAAATACGCCGCTCAATGCAAGGGGTCTGTACTATAACACCTGGCTCAATGCCCGCCTGCAGTACATGAATGACCTGACTGAAAAGGGCATTATCCTCCTTCTTGACTAAATACATAGCTGACCAGAGTGGAGACTGGTGCAGCGCAGAACCTCCGGCAGCAACTCTCCGGAGGTTTTGTTTATAAGGAGTTAATATGATTGTAAGATTCTATAACTTAACGAAAAGAGAAAACAGCACACTGAGGCCATCCGGAGCCTATACTGAATATGAATGCTTTTTGAAGTCAGACACTTCAGTTATCAATCCGGATATCCTGATTGATTTTGCTGATCAGCAGAATCCACAGCCTCATGTTTCATTCAACTATGCATATATTCCGGACTTCGGAAGATATTACTTTATTGCTGATCAGAGATCTGTATCCGGTCTGTTATGGGAGTATTCATTAAAATGTGATGTACTGGCAACATACAGATCAGACATTGCGGCAGCTAATCTGTATCTGCTCAGATGTTCATCAATTTATGACGGAGATATTGTTGACACATTATATCCTGTAAAGGTATCAAATAGTGTTGATGTTCAGACAGTAACAACTCCATGGATCCATGATGGAAGTGAAAACATTGATATATCACAGGGATGCTATATTCTTGGAATCCAGACGGCGCCCGGCGGATATGGTCCAAATTATGGATCAGTTAAATATGTTGCGCTTGATCAGACAAATATGGAGAGCCTTATTACATATTTAATGGATGCCGGAACATTGACCAGCGGACAGATCACGATAGACGGACTCAGCAATGAGGCTGTTAAGTCAGTCATCAATCCGCTGCAGTATATTACATCATGCTTATGGACTCCGATGCTGTATACACAGATTGATACACAGGAGCAGGCAGGCCTGAAGGTCTGGAGCTGGACAGCTGCATCTGTTCACTATAAACCTATGAGGCAGTCGCCTCCTTATTACATCTGGAATGTAACATTTACGGATATACATAAGCATCCAGGATCCTCTGTCAGAGGATCCTATCTCAATACATCGCCATACACAAAACAATATGCATCAATTCCGCCGTTCGGAGTCATTGAGCTTGATACAACATTATCAGCAACGCAGTCTCAGATAGTCGGATCTATCATTTATGATATTGTAACCGGCATCGGAATCCTTGAAGTAAGATACGGAGCTGCCGGATCCGGAGCTCTGGGCGTCCGCCTGCAGTCTCAGATCGGCGTTCCGATCCAGCTGACGCAGGTATACAATGATTATATCAATGCAGTCGGCGGAGTCGCCGGCGGACTGATGGGAGCAGTCGGATCAGCAATAACCGGCAACATCGGCGGCGCTATTATGAGCGGTATCTCTGCAGTCGGATCCGCAATCAATGCAATGAGGCCAGTAGTATCATCTATCGGAAGTAACGGCAGTTTTGCAGATCTGAGAGGACAGGCGCGTCTCTATACAGTCTGCTATGATGTTCCGCCGGAAGATCTTGCACATCTCGGCAGGCCATGCTGCAGACACACTGTTATCTCGGCATTGAGCGCAGGATCCTACTGCCTGGCAATGGACGGAGACATTCCGATTGCAGGGACAGCCGGCGAGCAGGCCAGTGTTAAACAATACCTTGAAGGAGGATTTTACTATGAGTGATTGCAAGATACTGCAGATGATCAAAGCAGATATTGAAAGAGGGACACCTCCGGAGCAGGCTATCCCATATTCAATTGAATGCGCAGATACTGACTCATTTATTGAAGTGCTTTATTACGCAATCCAGATCCTGCCTCCTGGCAGGCGTCTGACTGAAGCGCGCGCAAAGCTGGAGGAGGTTTTAAATGTACGCAGGACAGAAAGCGAGTTATAACGGATATCAGTATTGCTTATTCCCTCTTGATTACATCTACTGCACGCAGGAGTCCTCACCAGAAAGCTATTCACACTGCTGCGGGCATCCTGCCGACTGGATCGGACCGTCTGCAAATTATCCATATTATGCGCCCTGTGACTGCCACAGGATCCAGACATTAAGCCAGGCGGGACAGACAACCTATGTATCTGATGCTCCGGTCTGGACCCCTTCCGGCCTGCATTATGTAACATTCACATTTGCTCATGACAACAGCATCCCCGCACAGACAAACTTTAGTCAGGGCGATCTGATCGGTCACACCGGAACGGCAGGGTTTGCGACCGGCGACCATGTGCATATTGACCAATCACTGTATCCGGATGATTACCCTGTCAGCTATGGCGTTTATTGCTCAGGCGGCAACCTGTGCGCTACGCAGGAACACTCAACATATCCGGATCTTGTGTTTTATCTCGGCGGTACAGAAACAATTGTGCAGGAGCTCGGTAATGACTTTGAGCCATACCCTTCTGAACCTGGGCCGATCGGAGAGATTAAACCGTCTGTATTGATGATGCTGCTTAAATTAAGGGAGAGGAGGAAACAGAAGCATGCCAAACGTATTACCGGTACTTTATGATCAGAAAAATATCTACAATGCGCAGATCAATCCGTCAACCATTCACGCGTCAAACACCGGACTGTCATATTTCTTCCAGCGCTATCTCATGCTCAAACTTATGAGCCGGTATGATTTCACGCTGCCGGAGTCCTGGGATGCTGACTACTTCAGATATGTATTATTTACCATCGGATTTATCGGAGTCATGAATACCGATAAATACGGCGTGATCTGTCAGCATGGCACTGTATCCGGATACAATGTTTATTATCGGCCGTCCCGGCTGCTTGTCAGCAATCCGGCGCTCAGGCGCTCATATGATCTTGAGATCGGCACGGACTGCGAGATTATTAAACTCTCTCCGGACTGGCGCGGAGCGTATGATCTGGTCATGCTGTACGCTGATCAGATGGCCGTGTGCATGGAGGCATTCGGAGTCAATGCAATCAACAGTAAATTTGCATTTGTGTTTGCCTCGGATACTAAAGCAATGGCCGAGACTCAAAAGAAAATGTTTGATCAGATCATCTCCGGACAGCCGGCAGCCTTTGTTTATGATAAGCAGCTCTATGATGCTGAGGGGCAGCCTCGCTGGCAGCTGTTTATCAATAACCTTAAACAGAACTATGTAGGCAATGATCTGCTGCAGTCTCTGACAACAATTGAGCATAAGTTTGACAGTCTGGTCGGATTTTCAAATGCAAACACAGATAAAAAAGAAAGATTGATTTCTGATGAGGTAAATGCCAATAATGAAGAGGTAAAGGCACTCTCCAGTCTCTGGCTGGAAGAGCTGCAGGAGTCAATCAAAAAAGCAAATGCAATGTTTAATCTGAATTTATCAGTTAAGCTCAGGGAGGTGCAAACCAATGACACTGTTATCAATCGCGGGACTTTACCGATGGGATCCGACAGTATTTGATACTATGGTCCTGCCGGAAGATCTGGACCGGCAGGCGCTCATCGGCAATATTCTGCTTGAATGTTCGGAGCTTGAGATCATGATCACAGATCCGTCTATCATGAAGGAATCATTAACCTACTGGTCAGTCTCACAGCTGCCGATCTGGCAGAAACTGCTTGCAACAACACAGTTTGAATATAACCCCATCTGGAATAAAGACGGCGTTATCACTGAAGAGCGCACACATTCACACTCAGACACAGAGGAGCGCGATCTTGCGAGCGCTGCCGAGACAACCGGAACCGGCCAGGTCTCCGCTTATAACTCATCAGCATTCCAGAATGCAAATAAATCAGTGACTGAGGGAACCGGATCGGATACCGGAACGATCGAACATTCCGCATCCGATCATGACACCTATGAGCGCGTTGAGAAGGGTAATATCGGAATTACTACAACTCAGCAGATGATCAAAGAGGAGCGGGAAGTCTCGCAGTTTGACATCTACAAATACATCGTTGAATCTTTTAAAAGCATGTATTGCTTAGGAGTGTATTGATATGATGCAGTTTATGATCGGCTGCTGGATCGGATCCTGCGCAGGAATCCTCATGATGTGCCTGATCTATGTGAACCGTGACAATTGGAAGGAGTGAAACCATGACCGGAATTATTGACCATGAAAACGTGAACATTGCTATTAAATACGATTCAGAAGATCACCGCGTATATGTGATTGTTACTGACGGTGATACTGAATATAAAGGAACAATTAAATTGAAGGAGGTTAAATAATGGGAATCTTCGAGCATTGGCCCTATGTGAATTTTCACAATTTGAATCTCGACTGGATGATCGAGAAAATGAAAAACATTGATGAGAGATTCGAGAATGCACAGCAGTATGCCGAGACGGCAACAGAGAAGGCTGCAGAGGCGGAGCAGTCTGCAGATGCTGCAGCTATCTCTGCTGCAGATGCTGCTGGATATGCTGCAGATGCTGAGAGATCAGCAGAATCTGCAGGTGAGTCTGCTGTCACAGCCGGAAGCGCTGCAGCTGATGCAGTTTCTCCGATCCAGTCACTGGCTGAGAGAGTCAGCGATCAGATTGATGTACTGACCGGTCAGATGAATACATTCATGTCTGCGCACGCAGGACCGACCGGCAAAACGCTGTTATGGTCAGGATCCGCATATGTGCCAGGCACAGAGATCCAGCTTTCAGACAGTGTTGACAACTACACAGATTTCATTATCGAGGCCCAGAACGGCAGCAACACATGGCAGATGATGGTACGGCCGGAGATCCTTAAGCTGGTAAACGGTCCTGAGATCTGTCTGCCGGCACAGGCAGGAGTATCTCCGACAGCAGCGCTCAGAGTAGGGCATATCATGATCGGTATGGATGCCGGATCAACAGATGTTATTAAGATCAGAGCAAATAATACCTGGGACTGGTCCGGTGCTGCAGCTGATCCTGCAGCCGGTGCAGCTGTCACAGCATCATCAACCGGCGCAGTTATGCATATTAACCGGATATATGGTATCAGCAACCCTCAGAATAACTCAGAGGTCACTGATATCAGAGTCGGAGCAGATGGCACTGTATACGATACAGCAGGCAATGCTGTCAGATCGCAGATCTCTGCAATCAACTCAAATATCAACTACTCCCTGAGAGAACGTGAGCTGATCACAAACAGATACATAGCAGGAGCATACATCAAAACAAATGAACCGATCGGATCTGTTATTTCTATCACTCCTGTAGTGAGCCAGATGCGAGCATATATCATTTTGCCATGTGAGGCAGGAGATGTTTTTACAATCACAGGAACAGGCGGAAACGGTCCGAGATTATGGGCGTTCACAGACAGTGAATATCATCTGCTGAGTGTCGCAAATGGTGACATTGAAGAAACCGGCAAAGTAGTAACGGCGCAGCAGTCAGGATATTTTATCTCAAATGTCGCAATCACAGCAGAGTACTCACTGACAGCAACACAGCTGTTTAAACCGTTATCAGAGTCAGATGCTGAATATCTGATCAATGAGAAAGTCGGAACGGTAACCCTTGACGCTGAGAGAGTTAATCTGTTTGACAATACAAATATCACAAGCGGTAAATATTTGCAGATTGAAACAGGCGGACTCTCAACAAATGCAGACTGTTTTGTATCTGATTTTATTGATGTCAGCCATATTGATACAGTGAAAGTATACGGAACGCATCTGATCATCTGGGCTGATGCTACAAAGCAGTGGCTCTCACATCCTGATGTTATGGATAGCAGACAGAGAGATCTTGCTCTGCCGAGACCGTCAAATGCCAAGTATATCAGATTCAGCACATACAATGATTATCTTGATAAAGCGATGGTTGGCCGTGATATCACAGGCACAACATACACTCCTTATACAAAATATACCCAGGATGATCTTGTAGTTTCAGAATCTCAGATAATCCAGAAGGGAATTATTGTTGCGAAGGATGGAAGCGGATCATATACGTCATTCACTCAGGCAGTCAGAGATAACATTGACAACAATAAATCAATTTATGTAAAAGCAGGAGTTTATGACATCGTACAGGAGTATATTGACATCTTTGGACAGAATGCAGTTTCAAATATGAGCGATGCATCAAATGATGTGTTTAATGGATTCCAGTACGGTGTAAAACTTGATAACAGAAAGATCTATTTCTATCCAGGAGCTAAACTGTTATGCGACTGGACAGGACACACATCGGATTCAACGCACAGATTCAGCGCTCTTCGCGTTGGAATGAATGTTGAGATTGAAGGCCTGAATCTTGAAGCGATAAAGACATGGTATGCGATTCATGATGATTATGGAAGTAACGCAGCTCCGTATGTGAATGCATACAGAAATTGTTATGTGATTGGATCATATCTCAGAAACAACAATTGCATCGGAGCCGGATGCAAAAAGCACTCAAGACATATTATTGAAAACTGCTATTTTGACAATGGAATCCCAGGATCCCGCACTGTAAGAATCCATAACACAGATACATTAGATGCAGAGCCTGATGTATATGTATCAAACAGTTATTTCAATGCACAGTTTACGCCCATGTATTACGGAGCGCAGACAACAAAAATGAGAGTGTATGTAAATAACTGCGAGGCTGAGAGCATCGAGGTACAGCAGGAAACAGCATCAAGCAGCAACAACAATGTTGAGCTGATCACATGGAATAATAAGATCGGACACTGACACTGACCAGACCGGAGTAATATACTCCGGTTTTATTTTGATAATTCGCCGTCTGCCGTTGGTCTGCCGTTCGCTGCCATTCCCTGCTCACATGCTTGCATATTGTGTCATACATGCATGATAACATGCTTGCATAACTGAACATGCTTGCATAGTTACATGCTTGCATGCTGGTATGCTTGCATGGGAACATGCTTGCAGGTCTGGAGCCACTGTATGCTTT